CGCATACCCGACAAGCCAACCGCCGCCGATTTCGAGGCCATGGGCCACGGCAACCCGGACACCTACGACGAGGACCGAAACGGCGTGCTGCTGCTGGACGAGCTGGGCACGTGGCTCAATACCCGCAGCTTTCAAGACAAGGGCAGGGCGTCCGTTATCGACTGGCTCATTCACGCCCGTAAGCATGGCTGGGATGTTTACTTGATCGTTCAGGATGCTGGGATGATCGATAAGCAGGTGCGTGAGGCGCTCATTGAATACCAATGCCGCTGTATGAACCTGTCAAAAATCCGTATCCCGGTGGTCGGTCGTTTCCTGAGCCTCATCAGCGAACGATGGGGCTACCTGCCCAAAATGCACACGGTGACCGCCAGGACGGGTTACGGCCAAAACGCCATCGTTGCTGACAAGTGGATTTATCGGGGCAATGACCTGCACGCGGCCTATGACACCCGGCAGATTTTCACTGACAGCTACCCGCACGGCCCCCACAGCGTGTTGCCGCCGTGGGACTGGGAACCGCGTCAGACTGATGGCCAGCGCATTGCGGCCACACTCGCAAAGGTCAGGGTCGTGTTTGCGCAGCCGTTGGCACCCGTACCGCCAAAGCCAAAGCCACGCGCCATGGAGTTATTGCAGCGTCTGCCACCTGACGAACGGGTCAAACTGGCAAAACGCTTTATGACAATGAAATATGACAGTTTGTAAAGCTGTCACAATTGGAAAATCAGGCGCGTGGGGTATGGGGCAGCGCCCCATGGTCACCGGTCATCGCGCACGTTCCCGGTGATGTGCTCACGGTGCCAAAGCCGCGCCCGCCCGGTGTCTCCCGGTGCCGTCGAATGCCCATGCCGCCACGGTGCGCCCGCGCCTGCGCCCGGTTTGCCGTGATGCGTGAGGTCAGCGCCACAGGTGCCGCCTTCCACGCTTGAAAAACAGGTATTCCGCGAAGCGTGCCAGCACCATCACCGGCTAAGATCGGCCCATGGCATCAGATAACCGCGATTGGTATAGGGATTGGTGGCGAAAAAAAACCGGCTACGTTGAACGGGCCGGTTTTCGCATGTCCGAAGGTGACAGGCAGCGGGCAAAGCACGCCCGCGAATGGCGGGCAATCTTCGTCAAGCTGGCGCTGTTCGTCCTGGCGGTCGTGGTGCTGATTGTGGTGAAACGCACCATGCTTTGACAATGCGCCCGATTTGCTGTAGCACCCTGCGCCATCGAATGCGACTAGATACGATGTATAAGCTGTCTAGCTTATTCGCTATCTTTTCCGTAGCGGAAATCGAGTCGCCGTTGTAGGAAAAAACCCACATCCCCACGACGCCAGCGGCTAGGGCCTTTCCCAAAATCTCACGCAAGACGCTTTCCCGGCGTGTCCCTTTTGCGTTTTCAAGTAGCGCACTTATCGCCGCTTCACGCGCATCATCGCCCGCAATGTCGGCCAGCTCTGCCGCTGTTTCTGGTGTGATTTTTCTATCTCCTGACCTCATCAAGGAGACCAAAGCACGACTTATTCCCATGCGGCGAGCTAGGGCAGCATCACCCCCGCATATTTCCGATGCTTTGTCAATTAGGGTTTTTTTGTCTTGCATGTTTACTCCTTGTAAACCGAAACTCCGTGCTGTTTACAACCTGTAAACGTTCTAAATCGGAGTTCAACATGATTCAAGTATCCGTCACGTCAACGGAAGTCCGCAACCAACGCGGCATCGCCAAAGCAAGCGGCAAAAATTACGACATCAATTTCCAAACCGTTTGGTTTCACACCAACGACAAGCAGGGCAACAAGAACCCCTACCCGGAAAAGTCCGAAATCATCCTTGAAAAGGACGCCCAAGGCGCGGCCCTTTTCTGGCCCATCGGTGAATATACGCTCGCCCCGTCGAGCCTGTATATCGACCGTTCGGGCAATCTGGCCGTTTCTCCGCGCCTCGTAGCCCTCAAGCCCAAAGCCACCGCGCAGGCCTGACCATGGAACAGGCCATGCACGCCGCCCGGCTCGTCGCCGTGCACTCTGCATTGCTCGCCCTGCTCTTTGAGCAGCAGGGCGACAACCTCCATAAGGTTGACGGATTGACCGTCACCCTAAGCCACGCACCCCACAGCGAAGGCATGGACGTGATTTACACGGACAACGGCCAGCCAGTTGGCGGGGAGGGCATATGAACCATCTTCAACGTTCAAGCCTTGAATTGGTTCTTGCTGAGCTTCGCATGGCCTATGACCTGCGAAATTCTGGCTATCCAGAAGCTGCCGAATATGAACGCAACGCACGCCGCGCCCTTGCTCACGTTCTCGGCGTTCCATATGACGCGATGCGTGGTGAAGCGTCCAAAGCCGGGGAGGGCATATGAGCTTTCAGCCATCCTCTAGTGATGTGTTCATCTGGCCCAATGGCGATTGGTGCTACCGCTACGACGATCATTCCTGGCGTTCCGATGATTTTCGTGTTCTCGGTTTCGGCACCTGTGCATTCAATGCACTCTTCGAGGACTTCGGCGGCGATGGTGTTGCATTCCTTCGGGACGATCAACCATGAGCGACAACGCTCGCCGCGTCCTGGTCTATCGCTATTGGCTTGCCTACATGGAAAGCCTGCCCCGGTCGTCGTTCAGCGACCGGGAAATATTCGTCACAGATACTAAGCTTCGCGCTCATGCGGGTTTTGTCATTGGCTGGGGCTGCTGATGGTCGCCGCTTTGTTTGTCCGCAAAGTCAATCATTACGCCGCGCTCGGGTGCGACTGCTACGACGCCGACCGTGATGCGTTGAGCTGGCCGGGTGGCGCACCTGGTGTCTATCACCCCCCATGTCGCGCATGGGGTCAGCTCTCCCACATGGCAAAGCCACGACCCGGCGAAAAAGATCTGAGCTTGTGGGCCATGGACAAGGTGCGCCAGTTCGGCGGCGTTCTTGAGCATCCCTATGCGTCTCGTCTTTGGGCCGAAGCTGGCTGTATCGGCTTTGGGATGCGTGATTCCTGTGGTGGTGTTCTCGTCCCAGTTATGCAGAGTTGGTGGGGTCATCGCGCCCCTAAAAAATCGTGCCTCTACATCGTTGGCCCTGTTCCTGAGCTTCCCTACACGGAAGCCATCACGACCACTACCGTGGAGCGCATGGGCCGTCCTGAACGCGAGCGCACACCCGAAGCGTTTGCAACCTGGCTGGTTGAGCTGGCGAGGGCTTGCGCATGACTGCCGCCGCTGCCGTCTCCAACCTCGTCCACTTCGACACGACGCCCCGCATGGTGCGCGCTGCTCACGCTTTGCACGCCCGTTCGTGCGCACAGTTTGCCGCCCGCCGCGCTGAGCAGGAGGCGCGCAGCGCCTCCGGGCTTGTCTCAGTATCAACAACTTGTAGGAGTGGGTCTGCTGTCATTGATTGGGCTGCAAACACAATCACCATTGACCCCAAACAGGCCCGCGTCACCCGCCTTCGCAAAGGTCTTGGTATTGCTGCTAAGCAGCTCCACAACCAAGGCCCGAAGAACCAACAGATTTGGATGCAGACCCTGACCTATGCAGGGGACAACCGCCAGTGGAAGCCTGAGCATATCAGCCGCTATCTTGACGCCCTGCGCAAGTGGCACTACAGCCGCACCGGTTCCGCAAAAGTCCGTTATGCCTGGGTGGCCGAGCTCCAGCAACGCGGCGTGATTCATTACCACGTCATTGTGTGGCTCTCAGCGGCCCTCACGCCCCCCAAACCCGATACCCCATGGCGTCGCACCGACAAGCGCGGAAACGCCTTCCACGAGCCCGCCATGTGGCCGCACGGCATGTCTAACCGCATGAGGTCAACCGCCCCGGTTGCCTACCTCATGAAATATGCCTCCAAGATCGAATCCAAAAACGTAGGAACCTTTCCCCATGGTGCACGAATTCACGGTGCTGGCGGTCTCGATGAGTCTGGTCGGTGCATACGTCGCTGGGTGTTGTGGCCTGCTTATGTGCAGGGCAATGCTTCGGTCTCCGACCGCTTCAAGCCTGCGCCGGGAGGCGGTTTTATCAATCATCAAACGGGAGAGCTTCTCCTGTCTGAATTCGCACCAACAGGCGGCGGTTTTCAGAGCTTTATCCGAATCCGCACCACACCGCGCCGTATCGACCCGTCCGGTCCCTTCTCCTGGCTCCCAAATCCTACTGTTCACTGATTGGAAAAATCCATGATTGTCCTTCTGCTCGTCGCTCTCGCGTGGACCGGTGCCCATAACGCGGCATGGCCTGACAACGTGCCAAATTTGCTCGATCACAACCCAGTTGTGCACACGTCCCGACCCCTTGAATTGCTCCCCATCAACAACAACGGCCAGCCGGTGGCCGCACGCCCCCACGCGCAGCGCGGGGACGTGGGGCCGTCCGGGTGGCAGGAAAGGCGCTTCCATGGATTGGAGTAATCAGAGCCACGTCACACAGGCCCTCATTGTTTTGGTGCTCGTTGTCATCTTTGTCATGGGGTTCAGGGCAGGGGACCGCGTATGAGCTGCACCGCTGAAACCTGCCTGACTGCTGCCGCGGTCGTTCAGATCATGGGCGCTGCAATGGGCATGTGGGCACTCGGGTACGGTCTCGGTCAGGCCGTCGCATGGACACGAAAAATCCGTGATGCCGTTTAAGAATTTGCCGTTTTGGCGAACCGCTGCCGGGGCGTTTTCCCGGTGTTTTCTGGAGTAAAAAAATGAATGCAATCCGCACTCTCGGCGCCAAAGTTTCCGGCGCATATCGCAATGCTGGCATCGTGGCAGCTACTGCCCTTGTGCCTGCTCTGTCCTTCGCTCAAGCGACTGACCCTTTTGAAACCGCCATGACTGAAGCGACTACCAAAGTGGGCAGCTATGCCGCCGCTCTGGTGGGCCTGTCTGCTGTCGCTGTGGTGTTCATGATCGCCATGAAGTATGTGAAGCGCATCCCCCGCGCCTCGTAAGCTCTCGGGCTTTTCTGGTGCCTCGCGTGCGGGGCACTGGAAAGGATCGACCCATGAAAAAAACCCTCACTCTCCTGGCTGTCGCGTCGGCCTTTACTGGTTCTGCTGTGGCTGCAGATCGTAAGTTCGATGCGTTCATGGGTCGCGTTGTTGGCAATCAGACGACCGTTTCTTTCGCTGGGAATGGTACTCCTCTGATTACATCGTCTGCTGGTCTTGGTACGCCGGCACTCGGTAACATGGGTTTGAGTCCTTCGGGTCCCGGTGTCGTCGTTTCGGGCAACGTCGCGGCACCCGTTCCGGGCACGTCTAAGACTGTCCCTGTAATTGCACGAGCGTCTATTACCAGAGGGGCTTTTATTCGTGGTATTGGCCTTGCTGCGGCAAATCCCTTGGTTGGCATCGGTCTTGCGATTGCTGCGCCTTCATTGGCTGACTGGTTGCTGCTTGGCGGTACGAAAATTAACCCATCTGCAACGAGTCAGGACGACGCTTTTTTGCGTAAAGAAACGTATTTCAGTGAGAATGGCGAGTATGAAATAAGAGAAGGTATTTCGGGTGCGCATAAAGGGTGGACTCGTTCGCTGTCATCGGCTATTGGTTCTAGGATAGGTGATAAAAACGCATATTGGGCAACGTTAGGCAATCCCGCGTATCCATTGACTTTGGGGGCATGCGATATCGCCGCGTCTAGGTGTTATGTGCATTTTGCAAGCGGTGGCGGTCAATATGAATCTGCTGGCTATAGGTCTGCGCCTTTCCAAGGTGCAAATTGGTTACCGGCGTCTATGGATGATGTGGCAGAATATTTTGATACACCGGAAGCGCCATCGTTGACCCCGCAGGTTGTATACGATTCGGTGGAAAAAGCAGGTATTAATCCTTTTGGCGTATCTGAACCCGCAGTAACTGTTACCGGTCCTTCTTCGGTTCCCGGTGAAAAAACGACGACTTCTGAGCCGGTCAAGCTCATACCCGGAACCACTACGGTAGCGCCTCCGGGCACGGCTGTAACCGAACCGGGAACGAAAACGACTGTCAAAGATTCCAATACCAAACTTGATTACTCCGGCGCTGATATTAAAGCGGGGACAAGTGTTGTTACTAATACCACGATTACCAATAACATCACCAATCAAACAATTAATGAAGGCGACACGATAACGGAAACGGAAGAACAGCCGGAAATTGAGGTTTGCGGATTACCCGGCACACCAGCTTGCAAAATCGACGAAACCGGTACGCCCGAAGCAAAAGAGGACACGGCAGAAGCTGACGCTAAAAAAGCGTTGAAACCGCTCGATGATCTGATTGCAAATCCGCAATCGGCATTACCTACTCTACCGTCAATCAATTGGGCCTTCACGCTGCCTTCTGGCTGCGCTCCAATCGCCTTGCCTGCGTTTGATCCGTGGTTGCAGGAAATAGACGTGTGCGCGTTTCAGCCCATGTTTCACGACATAATGACATTCGTCTGGGTTCTCGGTGGCATATTCGGGGCCATTGGCACATTCTGGCGCAATACCTTTTCTCAGGGATAATCTATGCCGTTACTTGCTACGCTTCTTGCATCGGTCGGCAGTGGCATCTATGCCCTTATTGCCGCCATCGTCGGTGCCAAAATCGCAACGCGCTTAACCGCCGTTGCGGCCTTGGCCGCGATTTACATCAGTTGCATTGCATTTTTCATGGGCCTGATTGAGCCATGGCTTGCAACGCTGTTTTCCAGCACCTACGGCCAGTTGTTGGGCCTTCTGTTCCCTCCCATAAGCGGGTCGGTGATTGCGGGTCTGGCGGGCTATTGGTCGTGCGTCGTAGGCTTGAAATACGTGTCCAGTCTTACCAAAATGGCGGTGGGTTGATGGCTGTCTTTTCTGTCGAGGGCAAGCTCGGAACCGGCAAAACAAAGTTTGCCGTGTACATGGCACAGCAAGCGCTTTTGCAGGGTCGCAAAGTCGCGTCTAACGTTGACCTCAAGCCCGAAATTCTCTGCCCATGGCGAAGGCGTCACTACGTTCGCATACCCGACAAGCCAACCGCCGCCGATTTCGAGGCCATGGGCCACGGCAACCCGGACACCTACGACGAGGACCGAAACGGCGTGCTGCTGCTGGACGAGCTGGGCACGTGGCTCAATA